ACACACCAGAAGGAGAATAACCATAAGTGATAAATGATTTTCGTTTTAACAGTTGAGTAATTGTTTCATACCCACGATCTGTAAATATGCGTGCTGATGCGGGTTGACACTTACCAATAGCGCGACCTCCAGTTACAACGATATGAGCAGACTGATCACTCAGAATCTCTCGTTGATACGGCCGAAAGAAAAACTCCTCAACTGGCCAATTTTCTTTATTCATGTCAGCTGTGTTTGTCGATCGCAAAAATTCATTTAACCAGATAGGATCTTCTATAACTTCTAACAAAGCAAAGTCACTATCCTCTAGTTTTGCTTTAAGCATCCTCACTCTCCTGACTAAGATCATCTGATAGAACTAGGTCATCATCGTTGTCACCAGCAGTAGAACCCGATTTTTTAGAGTTTACTACTGTGTAACGATGTTTTTTACGCCAATTTGAGTCGGCGATGTCAAAGAAGATATCCTTCTCCTCGCGCTCCGCGCTCACTGCTTTGTTGCATTGATTGCAATTAACTTTAAGAGTAAATCGTGAGTGATCATGCATAATGGAAAATCGAGCAAGTAATATTTTGCATTCAGGGCAATAAAGTCTCACTAAGCGACGCTCAAGGAAATCCTGAGCGGCCGCTTTTAGGTTAACTATGTACTCAGCGATTGACTCTGACTTGTCACTAGTACGTGTCTTACGGTCGAGAGCTAGCGCCCGCTCCAATTGGAGGTTTCGCTCAATAATATCTTTTAAAGAAGATCCTAGTCGCTGAATCATATCTATGTTATCAACGGGGTCATCCGCGGTAAGTTCTTGAAGTTTTGCCTGAATAGTTTCCACAATAACCTGATTATTAATTAGCATCTCAAGATTTGCTCGATCATTCGGCGACGAAAGCGTGGCTAAGTCATATTTGTCCGAATAGTCTTTTAATATCTCAGTAAACCTACGATTTTTAGCCATTATTTCCCCTTCTGGTAGAAGATAGAGCACAAAACTGTACTCTATCTTCTACCAATGTCCTTATTAAATTGTCATTACCGAATTGGACAGGCTCCGCCTTCACAGTCACTGCCGAGATCATCGTCTACCTCAATATTTTCAAATTGAGTTAGCAGCGCGATAATAGATTGACCAGTCACGTTAGAGACTGCGTCTTTACGACTTTCATACTCATCATACGAGATTTCTTCGTACGGCATCAATGGGTACGCAGTTGTAAACTTGGGCAGAAATGAGACACCAATATAATCATCCCATCTGTTCAAGAGCAACTCAATAATTTCTTTTACCTCTGATGGATCGAAGGTAATTGTAATTGACGTGTTATGATCACTCCAGTAGTTCTGCAAGATAAAGTAGCGGCGAAGTTGTTCGACTGCTGACTCGCTTGATGAAGGCTTCAGTGCTGAGGTTTTAATTGGAAACTCAACTACCCATGTATGAGCCTCTTTAAGTTTCGCTTCCTTATCTGCTACAGAAAGCCCATCATACACATCCGGTAAACACGTCGTAGCCTCTGGATAAATTGGATAACCAGCTGACTTCATTGCCATAGCAAGTGGATCTTGACTTGAGATACGAACACGGCGTACATAGTACGGAGCGTATGACGCGTGAGCACCAGACGATACAGTAGGAAGCTGGGCCAGCGTTCCTGACGGTTTCACACAGGTAACCAATAGCGGAACTGGAATGCGTAACGCATCTGCATAGGCGCGTGCCGAAATTATAGCCATGTCACGTAACTGAAAAAGCACTGCTGCCAATGTGTAATAGCTAATTCCGTCATTGACTACAACGCGTACAGGATCTTGTTCTGCGTTAGTAGTACTAACACGTAGTGCGTCCATAGCCTCTACATATCCAGTCATAGATACGCCAGTTAAGCGATCGCGAGCCTGAACTTTATTCCAATGCGGAAGTTCAAGCTCCAGCGTGGCCATACGGACTCCAATTCGCGTGGCAAGGCGTACCGCACATTTAAGCCCATCTAAGTCAAGCCACGGACGTTCTGTACCGGCACCGTGAACGAACGCACGTACATTGACTTCTGAGAGATTACATACGCCGTTATCTGCAAGAAGAATCTCAGCACAGGGATTTGTCCCCGCGTAATAAGGGCGTCGGTAGGCTGCGGCCTCGGCATTAATAAAACCGGGCTCGCCGTTATTTACGATGCGCTCGAAAATATTTTTAAGCTGCCGCTCAGTTGGCTTTTGTCGGAAAAATACTGAGTTGTTGCTCATAGAACGAAACCGCTTTGACTCCTTGGCCGGATCGGTCCACAGATCTTTCTTTGCATTCAAAATATCGATGTCGTTAATGTCAAACAAAGTGATTTCACTAGAACGACGAACACCGCCAACTACAACAGCCTCGCCAATAAGATTCATTATATCCATTGCTTCTATGGTTGTAATATTAGAGTACTCAGCAGCATTGTAGTGACTCAGTGTCTCAACAATCTTTGAATACATGTTCATTAGTGCGTGCGGTCCAGATGCACGACCGCCAAACGTTTTGAGCTGTTCACCTGCTGGACGCACGTAATTATAGTTTATTGTAAGTGTGTGAATGCCGTCAGTATAACAGTGCAATAACCACTTAAGGCCGTCTACCCAGCCTTCTTTAGAGTCACCGATGCATAGCATGGCTTCTGTTTTAGAAATCCGATAAAATTCTGTAAGATCGCTTCGATCTGCGGCAGCTACAGGTGCATACTCTTGATGAGTTACTTGTACATTGCGAACAATTTTAGGTAGTTGAGCGACATCCGAAGGAAGCACTCGAAAGCCAACACCTGTTCCAAGCATCATGAGATAAAAAGCATCATAAAATGCTTGAAAATCATCTACAATCATAAACGAACAGTTAAAGTTAGACAGCGGATATTTCTTTGCTGCCTCTGTTCCACCAGTCCATAAAGTACGTCCTGCGGGAAATACTTTTAAATTAAACATGTAGTCAAACAGTGACTCTGCTTCTTCGTTATATTTCCAACGGTCTGAACTTGACAAAGAGGTATCCAGAGACATGCTGTACTCAACAACGCGTTTGACAGTTTCCTTCCACGTCTCTCTACGTTTCAGTTCGGGAATGAAACGACTGTACGTACGAAGGTATACAAACTGACCCAGCAGACTTGGCCACTCTGGGTTGTCAGGATATTGACTCAAAAAATCAGAACTAAGCGGCATCTTATACTCCTAAAGTAAAATTAATTGTGGGGTCAGTGAACGAAAAATTCTTCATAGCGGACTGTACTTGTCGTTTATTATGAACAAATGCAAGTTGAGCAATCATAAAGTTTCGTAGCTTGTTCAGAAACAATTGAGGCTCTTCTCCACTATATGGAATCAAAATCTCATGAAATTCGAGATTGTCTTCCGTTGGATGTTTAATAGCGTAGCGAACGTAGAATGACCCATCTTCCTGTTCTCGGTACTCTACTACAGTATAACGAAGCGGCGTACTCAACGATTGTCTCCGCTACCATGAATTGTGTTATTAGCCACGCGTGCTTCAAGCTTAGCAGTATTGCGCTCAATAACTTCATCTAATGTGTATCCAAGATCATCGATAAGACAAGTGACATACCAAAGTACATCTCCAAGCTCATCAATAATCTTACTTGCTTGCTCAACGTCAAGTTGACCAGCGGCATCCCTCAGTACTTTTTTGACCTTTCCTGCTACTTCTCCAGCTTCGGATGCTAATCCTAAAGCGGGATAAATTACTGCATAATCGCGACTATAGCGCTTTGTAGACACCACAAAATCTTGATAGCTCATACGGCTTCCCCCTAAAAATTGAAAAAAAAATCGCCAACTTACTAATAGTAATAATATTAATAAGTTAGTTATTATAATACCATATATATGATTAATAAACAAATTAATTAATAAATATGATAGAATATTTATCAATTAAATTTTTTTTTAAATCTTATTTTTTATTTCCCCAACAAAATTATAATATATGATGTCAAGCTTTTTTATTAGAATTGCATTAGAATTAGATGAGTATTTTTTATATAATTACTAATTAATGTGGATAACATGTGGATAACTTTATGTTAATGTGGATAACTTGTGGATTAATTAAAAAATATGTGGTAAAATACTAGTAGGTGTATATGCACTTAATTTCTGGTCAGGTGAGGCGAATGAGATACGTACAGTGTTTATTTTGTGATGAGCGTAAGCAGCGCAGTGATTTTTTATGTAAGTCCTGCCGCATATTATATGGGCCCTATGAAAAAGAAGCGTGGTTTTCTGAATTTGTGCAAATGGAGAGAAAACAACGCAGGATAACTAAGCAGGAATCAACTAATTTTGAAGTAGATTTTTTACCTAAAGAACCAAGACCCCAATGGGGCTCATCCAAGTCAAGAGGCCGCCCAAGAACTACCGATTTAGTTGAATCGTATATTAGATCTATATATCAAGATAGTTTCTCAATTCGAAAAATTACAAGTTTATGTCAGGAGTCAGGTTTAGTTGTTTCGCGAGAAAGTGTACGTACTATTCTCAATAAGATTAAAAGTGACAAATAAAAAAATTCATTATTAGGGGGGACTTTATGCCGATAAATATTCCATCAACTGTTAATGTCACCGTTGGTACTGTTGAGCTGCAGGAGAATGCAGAAACGGTGCATTATCAACAATTTGTGTTAACTTCTCCGGAAGGAATTCCGCTTGGAAATAATTCTAATTTAATTCCGATTGCCGTTGCAGTTTCTGGAAACTACGTTTCTAACTTAAATGCTGCTTCGACTGTATTTCCAGTAGGTGGTGTGTACTACGAAGAGTCAATAGATAATTCGTTTACTGAGCTTCAGGATACTGAGTTATCTGTAGCTCGCCTGACTGTTCGCGGTGGAATTAAAACTGCCGGTGACGGTAGAGTGAACGAGCTTATTGGGGGATCCTCTTCAGGTTACGATGACGTTCTTGTAATTTCTGGAGTTTACTCATCCGTTGGTTTAAACGTACTTAATACAAATGGCGAGTTTTTTCAATTAACCAACACAAGTGCTAGACATTTTTACATACCGATGATCCGTAGTGGATGGAGGACATTAAGTTTTAGTTTTATTGCACCCGTGTCTGGTTTGATTTCAATTTACACTGATATGGGTTCTAAGACTCGAGATATTCTTGCGGGTACTTTCAGTACTAATGCTGACGTTCGTTATGGAGTGGTTGCGGCCACAATAACTGCTTCCGGTTCATTAATTGGTATACCTGCTTTAGCTTATCCAGTAAACGCTTTTATTATAACCTTTGAGCCTGCAGAAACAGATGCCGGAACGTACGAACTTCATATAACAAGAGGTGCCTAATGAGTGATCCAATAGATGATTCACTGAGTGATAGACAGCAGGATTTAATAACTGATTTAATTGAGTTAACAGATAAGTTTGGTAAATTTGGGCCCGGTATAGATAGTGAAGGATCTCACTACACACCGGCTGAAAACAATCCATTTAAATCGGAAGGTCTAATCTGTGCTAACTGTGCTTTTTTTAGTTACGATAGTAAGTCTTGTTCGATTGTAGAGGGTCAAATCGAGCCTGAAGCAATTTGTAAATTCTGGGTAATTGAGAATGAGTATTTAGGAGAATCCCCAGAGGAAGAAGAAGAGCCAGAGTCAGAAGAAGACATGGCAATGGCTGCACGCTATAGTAACATTGATTTTTCTCCACCGGCTGGTGTAAAGGCGGCCGCAAAACGTGGTTTAGTCTTACATGAAAAAGGCTTAAGTGGGGATGGTTTGGAGTCAGCCACTGTGCTATGGGCTCGAAAATATACTCAAGGTAAACCTGTAAGTCCGGAGCGTGCCCGAATGGGTAATCGGTTTTATGGGAGAAATGCGCGATTCGCTAATGCGCCCAAAGACTCACCTGCGTGGGTTTCTTGGTTGCTTTGGGGAGGAAGTGCTGGAAGAAGTTGGTTTTCTAAGCTGGTGAAGCAAATGGATGCCGCTGACAAAAAAAGTTCAGCATCTGTGAATGGTGCAATTTATCTTACTGAAGACAAACTACTGAACCCATTTCTTAAAGAAATCTTTTTGATTCTTACTGATTTTGAGCCCAATGCCAACGGAGAAGGAATTCCTCGGGCAGAGGCTGAAAATATTATAAAAACTTCTAAGTTGACTCCAATTAAAATTTCGTCAGATGGCGATTCTTATGGAGGTCACGCAGGAGCGCACCCTATTGGCGCAATTGTTGACTCTTTTCTTGATACGCATAATGGAAAAGATGTTATTAAGTCACGCGCTTTTATATGGAAAGACGAGTACCCTGCGATATATGACCTTGTAAAAAGTCAGGCATCTGATGGTGGTTTTATTGGTACGTCTTGGGAAGTCTATTATACTCATTCTGAGGAGGATAGTGGCGTACGATGGTTGCGGAATGTAACCTTTGCTGGTACATGTATCGTTGATACTCCAGCTTATGGAAACAGAACGCCGTTACTAAGCGTTGCCGAAAAAACGTCTATGGAGCTTAAAGAATTACAAGATAGAGTAGAGGAGTTAAATGCTCTTGTTACTCAAAAGGAGGGAGTCATTGATCAACTTCAAAGTCAGATCACGCAATACCAAGAAGCAGAGCGGCAAGCGCAAGCCGAGAAGCGGAAGAATGTATTAATGCAGCAGCTTAGTACAGTCTTTTCTGAATCGGAACTTGCGGAGAGACTTGAGTTTTATCTAGCTATGGATGACTCCGTATTCCAAAAAGTGTTTTTGGATATGACTAAGAATAGTAAAACCGTATCGGAAAAGAAAGATTCAATTCCGGTTCCAGAGCCCACTGCTAATACTGAGTTTGATACTCGCGATCCTAAGAAATTAGCAGGAGAGCTTAAAAAAATCTTGAGAGGTGAAATTTAATGGCTGTTATTGTATCAACTCAATTCAGCGCTCAGGGTGTTGCAGCCGCCACCATTATGGAAGGCCGCGCTGTTACCTTGACCGCCTCGGGTGTGAGAGAAGATCTTCCTAGTGTAACGTATGCTTCTGCAAATCAGCAGCACGGCGTGTACATTGCATTCTTCCCGCCCGACAACTTTCCTCGTCCGACCTATGAGGACTGGTATAGCGTTCCATCGACTCGTGTATACGACTTGAATGATGCTTCGCTTTACGGCGATCCTACTTTCTACAAAAAGCAGTACCTAGTGCCGCGCAGTATGTGGGCCGAGCCCCTTGTGTATAGTGGCGAGCTTGTTGCGTTGCATAACGGACGAATTGGCTTAACTGTAAATTGTTTTGTAGATGATGCTAATATTCGCGTACCCGGTAACATGATCGCTGTTGGTACGTCTGGGAAGTTGGTCTACACTAATAACAACACACACGCAATTGGTATAGTCGAGCGGTATGCACCTGATACCGGCGTTCTGTACATCAGCATGGGAGTATAACGAATGAATAAAGATGCTTTGTTAAAGTCTGTTGCTGAAGTAGCTAAGACTGCAGGTACTTCTCAATTAGGTAAGTCAGCGTTTGCTGAATTGTTGGTTCAACTTGTTGAGCCAAATCATTTGAGCTTAGACCTGTTTTCAACTTTTATGCCTGCAAGACAGGCTGATATGAACACGGTACCAATTAAGCGTGTTCGTCGTGGTAAGTATAACATTCAGTCAATGGTGCCCGGTACGGCTCACCTTGTGTCGCAGCCAACTACGGTACATGATTATCACAGCTACGTATTTGACCGTCTTATCGGCGGTGTGCGTGAGAGTTTGTGGAATGTTCAGAACGGTGCTGTACAGACTGTAGATCAGATGCGTCAGCAGCTTCAGTTTGATCTTACTGATAATCTTGTCACACGCGTGTTTAATTTATTGACTTCAACTTGGAATTCAACTGACACGCCAAGCCATTATGCTCAGACTGCTGCGGTTACTGCTGCAACTCTGGACACGATGATCGAGAATGTGCTCTATACGGCTGGTACAGTAAAAGCCATTATCGGTACGCGTAAATCGTTGTTGCCTATGTACAAGTTTGCTGGTTTCCATGAATACGCTTATGCCGATGGTAATGGCCGCATTGCCTACCCAGTTAACGAAAAGTTGCTGGAATACCTGAATACGAGTCGTGTTTCAGTTTATATGGGCGTTCCCGTCATTGAACTTCCGCAAGTATTCCGTAATCAATTGCCGAACTTGCGCGAGGCATTGATCCCTGAAGACAAGATTATTGTCGTAGGTGATAACGCTGGTGAGATTCTTCTCTACGGTGGAACTGAGTACTACGAATCAACCGACGCCACAATTCAACCACCTGATTACGTGCTCCACGCATGGATGCAATACGGTATGGTTGTTGATATGCCTGAGAATATCGGCGTTATCAAAATCGTTTAAGGAGTATACTAATGGCACTTAACAACATTTATTTCAATCTGCAAGATAAAATTTACAAGCGATACACAAAAGTCCCGATCAACGTTGTTGGCGGATTACGTGTGGACCCGACGGATACACGTTTGCAGATTGGATGGGTACTGACAACGGGGGAAGATAGTTACGATTATTCTAGTAAAAAGCGTACTAAATTTGTGTACGATGATGAAGTAATTGAGATTTATTCGGAGCCTGAGGATAAGTTATTTCGAAAATTAAATTCGGGGTTGTTTCGGTCTGGCTTACTTAAAGAGTACAACGAGGAATTTGAGTTAGTTGACTCACCAAACTTTGTAAATGATGGTGAAATTTTGCGCGTCATTGAGATTCGGTCGGTAGCTGAGTTTGAAGCGGCTCTAAAGAAATTTGATGCCGTCGCAACCCTTGAGCGGATTCATCAACAATTGATCGATCAAGGAAAGTCAGTGAAGAAAGTACAACTCGTAGAGGCGCGCCTAAAAGAGGTTCGCGATGTCGTGGACTGACCAAGCACTAAGTATTCGAAATGCCGCTGAATCATTTCTTGTTGATACGTGTACTATTAAAAAATTTAACGGTTATGGCTCAGTAGACGGAGAGTACACTGAGTCATTTTCTGAAATAAGCAATGTTCCCTGCCGGTTGATCAATCGGCAGGGGTCAGTGCAACAACAACCTGATTCGCAAGAAAGAGCACTTCAGTTACTTATCTCCACAAATACGATAAAAATTCAACTACCTTACGCGACAGAAATAACTGAAAGAGACAAAATTGTTTTTAACAGTGTAACTTATGACGTTACTTACGTCCCTGCAAAGCACAGTCTTATGGGCGCTTTTAT